TCGGTTTGCTGGGAGGAACACGAGCACGCGGTCAAGGTCGCCAGCGGCGAAGTTGAGGACGACACAACGTTCCCCTATGTTTGCGCGCTTGACGATGGGGACGATCCGCTGACAGACCCGGATTGCTGGGCTAAGGCAAACCCCTTGACCGGCGTTACAATCACTCAGGACTACCTCAAGGATGTGGCGGCGCAGGCGCGCTCGATTCCGGGTAAAGCAAACGGGATTCTGCGCCTTCACTTCTGCGTTTGGACTGACGCCGAAAGCGCATGGATCAGCCGAGAGGCTTGGGAAGCCTGCGAAGACCCGAATATGACTATGCGGGATTTCGAGGGCAAGCAATGCTGGATTGGTCTGGACCTCGGCGCAACCAAGGACATGACGGCCCGTTGTGCGATTTTCGAGGACGGCGAAACCGATGATGGACTGCCCTGCTTTGCGATGTTCGCGCATGGCTACACCCCCGCCGATACGATCCACGCAAGAGCCAAGGAAGACAAAGCGCCTTATGATGTTTGGGCCGACCAAGGATATTTGACCGCCACGCCCGGCAAGGTGGTGCGGTTTGACCAGGTTGCGCACGATCTGGTGGAAATGGGTTCTGAGTACGAAATCGCGGCTGTTGCTTATGACCAATGGTTAATCCGCAAGTTTGCCGAGGAACTGGATGAAATGGGGGTGACTTTACCCCTGATTGAACACCCGCAAGGCATAAATCGGCGCAAGGACAGCCCGCTTTGGATGCCTGACAGTATAAACTTTTTTGAGCAACTGTTGCTGGAAAAGCGAATTCGAATCGCGGTGAACCCGGCGCTGCGTTCGGCGGTTGCATCATCGACGTTCTACACCTCGCCCGCCGGGCTGCGAAGGTTTGAGAAACAGCGCGCGACAGCGCGGATCGACATGGCGGTAGCGGCGGCAATGGCTGCCGGGGCTGCGAATGACCAAGTGCAGGTCGAAGCATCGCCCTGGGACGACCCAGACTTTCAACTGAGTGAGGCGTAAATGTTCGGATTCGGTAAAGAAAAGCGGGCTGACACAGTTGCGCAATCCGACCCGCGCATGGCCGTGTTTCTGGGCATCGGGGCAACGAGCGCGGCGGGCGAGACTGTCACTGTTGAAAGCGCGCTTGGCGTGCCTGCGGTTTGGGCTGCTGTAAACTTTCTGGCCGGTACGTTGGCGGGCCTGCCCCTGAATATCTACAGTCTGAGCGGCACCAGTCGGACGCGGATCAAGACGGGATTGGGTCCAATCCTCCACGATGCTGTTAATGACGGGATGTCGTCGTTCGATTGGCGGAAATACACATTCGAACAAGCGCTGACGCATGGTCGCGGGGTTTCATACATCGAGCGGAATGCCAACGGCGCGGTGGTAAACATCTGGCCGCTAGACCCTTTGAAACTGACAGTGAAGCTGTCGAACGGGTCTAAGCGGTACGAATACAATTATAACGGGCGGAAGGTCTTTTACGAGGCATCGGAAATAATCGACCTTCCTATGATGTTGAGGTCAGACATGCTGTCTGCGCGTTCGCCTATTTCAACGAACCGGGATGTCATCGGTTTGGCACAGGCCGCAACGAAGTACGGCGCGAAGTTCTTTGCCAATGGCGGGGTTCCACCTTTCGCAATCACTGGCCCGATCAAATCCGCCGGGGGATTGCAGCGCGCAGCGGATGACCTCGGCAGGGCCGTGGCAAAGGCAAGCGCCGATAACAGCCCTGCGGTTGCGCTGCCAGAGGGGCACGACATCAAGCCGATAGGGACAGACCCGGAAAAACTCCAATTTGTCGAAACGCAACGTTTCCAAGTTGAGCAGATCGCGCGGATTTATTCTCTACCGCCGACATTCTTGCAAGACCTGACGCACGGCACATTCAGCAACACCGAGCAACAGGATTTGCACTTTGTAAAGCACACTCTCAAGCGGTGGGTGGAGCAATTTGAGCAGGAATTGAATCTGAAAATTCTCGGGCGCAAGCCCGGCAGCCGATACATCGAAATGAACGTTGACGGGCTTCTGCGCGGCGACTTCAAAACCCGCATGGAAGGTTACTCACTCGGCGTTCAAAGCGGGACATTTACACCGAACGAAAACCGCCGCCGTGAGAATCTGCCAGATGTCGAAGGCGGCGATCAGGCATTCATGCAGGGCGCAAACATGCCTCTGGACGGCAATTTGGAAAAACCCAAGGAGGGTGAAAATGGAGCGTGAACAGCGCGCGGGCAACCCCGCAGAAATCCGGGCTGATGATGAAGGCGTGCGGGTTTCCGGTTACGCCGCCGTCTTCGGGCAAGAGGCCGACATTGGCGGCATGTTCCGCGAAGTCATCGAGAAAGGCGCATTCGCCGAGGCCGTTGGACGTGACGATGTGGTTTTCTTGATCGAGCATGAAGACTTGCCGCTTGCGCGGACCCGTTCCGGCACATTGACGATCCGCGAGGACGACAATGGGCTTTATATGGAAACGGACCTTGACGCTTCTGATCCCGACGTGGCGCGGATTGTTCCAAAAATGAAGCGTGGCGATCTGGACAAAATGTCGTTTGCGTTCCGGGTCGAACCTGGGGGGCAAGAGTGGGATGAAAGCCAAGACCCGCCCCTGCGCACGATCAAAAAAGCCAGCCTCTATGATGTGTCGATTGTGACTTCGCCAGCATATGACGGGACTGAAATTGGTTTGCGTTCGCTGGACGCGCACAAGCAGGCAAAGAAACAACTGAATTTCAGTGCAGCGCGTTCGCGCTTGCGCATGAAACGCGACCTCGCAACGCGAGAGAACGGCTAAGGCTCCGCGCCTAGCCCATTCACATGGCCCGCCGTGATGGCGACGCCAGGCCCTTAGAAGGAAACACTAAAATGACGATCAAAGAACTGCGAGAGCAGCAGGCGCGGATTGCCACAAACGCCCGCGCAAAATTCGATGAAATCAAGAACGACACGCCGGAGGACCGCGCAGCGGAAATCGAGCGTGAGTTCGACGCCATGATGGTCGATCACGACAAGATCGGCGACAAGATGGAGCGTTTGCAGAAGTTGGAAGGCGCTGAAAGCCGCGCCAACGAGCCAGACCCGCGCCGTCCCAATGGTGAAAGCCGCAGCGCACCGGGCGCAGACGTGGCTGAGCCGATGGCTTACCGGGACGCGTTCCATGCGTATTTGCGCGGCCAAGGCAACGTAGCAGCGTTGACCCCGGAGGCCCGCAACTCGCTGGCTGTCGGTTACAGTGCAGTTGAAAGCCGGGCACAGACCACCACCGCCGCCGAAGGCGGATATATGGTGCCGACAGAACTGGCTGACATCATGATTCAGTCGATGCTGGCTTGGGGGCCGATGTATGACCCTGGCATCACGACGGAACTGCAAACCACAGGCGGTGGTCAGATTACCATGCCGACGGTTAATGACACCGCAGGCGTGGTTGTCAAACATACGCAGGGGACCACGCTGACCGACGATGGCGGGTCCGATGTGACATTCGGACAGAAGACGTTGGACGCATATGCGTTTAACACCGAATGGCTGCGGGTTTCGAAAGAACTGGTAGATGACAGCGTCTTTGCCGTTGAGACCTTGCTGGGCAACCTTCTGGGCGAACGCCTGGGGCGTCGCGCGAACTTGGAACTGACGGTCGGCGATGGCACGGGCGATCCGAACGGCATCGTCACGGCATCGGCGCTTGGAAAAACGGCTGTCGGAACCGCAGCGATTACCTCGGACGAAGTGATTGATCTGCTGCATTCGGTGGACCCGGCCTACCGTCAGTCGCCGCGTGCTGGCTTCATGTTCAACGACTCGACGCTTGCGGCCATTCGCAAGCTGAAAGACGGCGACGGCAACTATCTCTGGCAGATGGGCAACGTTCAGAACGGCGTCCCAGGTTCGCTTCTTGGTTACAATTATTACGTCAACCAAGCGATGGCATCGCTGGCAACGGGCCAGAAGGTTATGGTTTTCGGCGACTTCGGCAAATACTTCGTCCGCAAGGTCGGATCGCCGTTGATTGGCGCGATCCAGGACAAAGACTTTTGGCCGGGCTTCGGCGTTGCTGGTTATATCCGTTTCGACGGGGAACTGGCTGACACCGCAGCCGTCAAGCACCTGATCACAGCCTAATCGGCGCAATAGCGCAGGGCGGTTTGCGCCGCCCTGTTCATATTTCACCGGAGGTAATAAAGATGAAAATCCAACTGCTCACGGCTCGTTCAGGCCCTGCGGGGGCTTTCAATGTCGGCGATGAAATCACTGTTGATGACGCCGAGGCACGACGCATGATCGAAGCCGGTCAGGCGCGTCCCGTTCGTTCGGCTATCAAGCCGGAACGTGCGACCAAGGGCGGCAAGTGATGGATTGGTCCGCTGTTTCAGTCGCCACAAAGGCGGCATTGCCGCCAGTGACCTCGGCGGAAATGAAATCGCACTTGCGCGTTGATTTTGCCGACGATGACACTGATGTCGCGGCGGCGGTTTTGGCTGCAACTGCGTTCATTGAGCGTCAGACGGGCGTGGCGCTTGTCACGCAAACTTGGCGCTATGGCTTGGACAGTTTCACCGGCACGACGCATGATCGAAGCCGGTCAGGCGCGTCCCGTTTGTTCGGCTATCAATACGGAACGTGCGACAATATCATCGAGTTGCCGGGCTGGCCGATCCAATCGGTCACGTCTGTGAATTACTATGACGGCGACGGCACCGCTCAGGCGGTGGACGCCAATGATTATCGCGTCGATTTGAACCGTGAACCCGTCCGCATCTTCCATGACACGAATTGGCCCACCAGCGAAAGCAGGTCAGGCGCGGTTTGGGTTGATTACGTGGTCGGCGTCGCTGTTGCCGATGTTGCGCCTGACCTTCTGGCCGGTGTGAAATTGATGGCCGCGCATTTGTTCGAAAACCGCCAGGCCGTTGGCGAAAAAATGGACGCTCTGCCGTTGGGAATTGACTTCATTATCGAAAGCAACCGACGCGGATATGCGGCGGCATGACGGC